GTGTTAGCTAGGCCTTCTTCTTCATATTTAGTGTAGAGCTCTTCAAACTCCTTACCGTAGACATCAGAAAGACCCTTAGCCTTATCGGGACAGAAGAGAGACCAATTACCACCTTCTTCAACCCTCTTCATGAAGAGGTCTGGAATCCACATAGCACTGAAAAGGTCCCTACAACGTGCCTCCTCATCACCTTGGTTGAGACGAAGTTCTAAGAAATCCATGATGTCTGCATGCCATGGTTCAACATATACAGCAATCGAACCCTTACGACGACCAGCTTGGTTTACATAACGAGCTGTCGCGTTGAAGACCCTAAGCATTGGAATAATTCCATCAGATTGACCATTGGTGCCTCGAATACGAGACTTATTCGCACGAATATCATGAATATGCATACCGATACCACCGGCCCACTTTGAGATTTGAGCACATTCGGTTAGAGTCCCATAAATACCATCAATCGAGTCTCCCTTATTTGCGATCAAAAAACAAGAAGACATCTGGGGTCGAGGTGTACCAGCATTGAATAGAGTAGGGGTTGCATGAATGAATAAACCCTGGGACATTTTGTCATACGTTTCGAGAACCGCGGGAATATCTTTACCATGAATACCTATAGCAACACGCATAAACAAGTATTGGGGTGTTTCAATCAACTTTCCTTCAACCCTTTGAAGGTAACTTTTTTCAAGAGTTTTTAAACCGAAATAACCAAAGTCGAAATCACGGTCAGTTTTGATGTAATCCTTTACCTGTTGAGCGACTTCAACAACCTCGTCTGTGATAATTTTCGCCTTCTGGAGCTTTCGCATCGCGAGATGAAAGTTATTCGGGCATACTTTATGAATATTACTGGCGATAATACGGGTGGCGAGAACTTCATAATCCGGGTCCGATGTAATCAAACCGATACAAATTTCAGCAGAGAGAATGTCTATTTCCTGTGTGGTGATGTTATCATACATCGATGAAAAAACCTGTTGAGCAATTTTTTGAGAGTCACATTTGTCCGAAAGTCCAGACGTTAAATTCTTGATCCTATTGGTGACGTTATCAAATCTCATATCCTCAATACGACCTGAGCGTTTAATGACCCTCATATACTTTCTGTTCAATTTTTATTTTTAACTTACTTCTTACAATTAAGATCCGCACTTCTCACAGATACCGTTCCAACGGTCTCGAATTTACGTGTAGGATGCATGAGATACGTGTTTACGAAAAATGGTCCATCCTGACCGGGTTTCGCCACAGGGGGGTAAGAACCCACAAAGCACTCTGGGGCTTCACATGGAATCGGTTCAGCATTCATGGGTTTGGTGGCATACGCTTCGTCAAAGTTGGCGATGTTCAGCATTTAATATCTACGGATAATTTTTTTCGGCGACTATATTAAATGTGTGATAACCTCCACCTCAGTTCTCTCAAGCAGTGTGAGACTCCACTGAACACTCTCTTTTTTTCCGAATTCAATAAGAATCTTCTCCAGCGTGGAATTCGTCAGTCGTTTAAGAACAAAACTGGTATCTCCATCGATTATCAAAACCCTGATGACCTGTACGGAATTATGCGAGTTGTTTTTATCAACAACTCGGGTGATCACCATTCAAATGTGAACGAGCAAGTCAAGTTTATGAACGACCGTGTCATATCTACGGCCATGTCACAAATTCAAACCGGGGTGTCTCAGTATATCGCATATGCGAAAGATATAGACACCATAAGTACTCCCATGGACCGACCTATAAATACCAGTACCACCGGAAATAAGATTGACTATAATAACAAAATTGGAATCAATTAAAGCTTTGAGTCCCCTGTAGAATAAGTATGAGTCTAAACAAATACAAATGTGAAACAGAAAAGGTGTGTCGGTCTAAGGGGTGGGATCGTGCCCCTATCGATACAGTATGGCTTCTCCTGACAGAAGAAGTTGGTGAACTTGCATCCGCAATTCGACAATATAAGAAAACATACAAGAAGACAAATCTAAAAAAGGAGAGAGGAACAGATGTTATGATGGAAATGGGGGATGTGTTCAGTTATCTCTTTCAATTGGCACATATGCTAAATGTAGATTTAGACAAGATGTGGGATGAACATAAAATCAAGATGGTGGACAAGAAATATAATCTGAAGTAATAACAATAATGAGTGAGTTTATGCTCAATGATCAAGCTGCCATTGATGACATCAACCCATTTGTCCAACATGATTTCTCCCTTCCAGGAGGTGTGAGACAGACGGGCAATTTTCAGGATTTTGAAGAAATTACACCGGGTAAGGGTATTTTCGAGCCTACAAAGAGTGTTTTTTGTGATACAGGGCTTTGCGAAGACGAGAGACAACCATGCCAAATGGACAAAACGCTTCATCCACGACGTAACATCGATTACGGTTTAGGGTGTGGAAAACCGAAGAAAGTTAAGGTTGGTGTTTCCAATAAGAAAACACCTTGGAAGTGGATTCTTATCGCGGTTATTATTGCTCTAATTCTATTAATTTTAGTACGCTGAAGAAATACTTGAGACGAGACTTCTTCTTACATTCTTGAATCGCGTCGACGACGCTCTGTTTACAAAACTTTTTAATAAACTCCACTTGCCAAGCACTCTCCATGTTAATACGAGGTGGCTGGAATGTTGGATCTAGAATCTTAACCGCGTGGGCGACACGTACGTACTTACGAATATCCTGATCGTAAGTTAAGAAACTTTCGATTGAAAGTTCAACCATACGTTGTCTTACCTCTAAGGTTTTCTCAACCATTGTATCAAGAAACTTCTCGTAAACAATTGAGTGATTATTTGACTCTAAGGATACCCAATCAGCGAAAGGCTCTGTATTGAGGTAATCGGTGAAGGTCGAGTATCCCTTATTCCTCGTGTACCGGTCATATATAATCTCAACATAGGAGAGATCTGACTCCACATCAAAAACATGCTTTGCGGATTTAAGGAATGACGTCATTATCTTTATATAAAATTTTATCTCTAAGTAATATAAAGATCATGTCAGCTGTACCAATGTTAGCCGGTGTTGGTCTTATGATGGTATGTTGTTCGTCCTCTAGTGTAGCTTCTATGATGATGGGTGGTGAAACTGTAGAAGAAACTAAGCCTGTAGAAACTGAACCCACAGAATACGTCTATGATTTTATCGTTGCAGAACAATCTGCACACACAGACAAGTTTAATATTCATATCACTGATATCGAAGCTGACGGTGTAAGGGTAACCCCGGAACAACTCACGATTCATGAAGAACCCGAGTGGGCCAAATGTAACAGTAAGGCGGGAGAATACGAATGTGAAGGTGATAACTATGGTATGAATGACCCAGAACCCGTCGATGCGTCATACAAGGCTATGACCTGGTCTGGATGGAAAGCTGGTCAGGGTGAGGTCGATACAAAGGTGTTCACTGTGACCACAGCTAAGAAGGTTAAGAAGTTCAAAATTGAATCTTTCAGGCCTAAGTATGTCGCGGGATGGACGATTAAGGAGAACGGTAAAGAAGTCTTGACGACCGCGAAGGGTGCGAACGAAAGCACACCAAATCCAGCAGTCGTGGAATACACAATTCCCTAAACGAAGGCCTAAGTGAAGCCACCCACATTGTAAAAAGTATGTCCAAAAATGTACTCAACTATTGCAAATAATAGCTTTTCGTATCTCCTCACTCTCGATGAGATACGAAAAGCTCTCCCTGACGAGACCCGACCCTCATGGGTCAAAATTACGACCATCACCATGGTATCAAGCTTTATCCAGACCATTGATATAAAGCGACTTCGAGGTTTATTCGAAGAAATTGGTTCGTATAAGATGAGACGATCGGGAACTAAGACGGAAGGTTTCGAGTGGAAGCTCAAACCTACAACGTTTTATAACCAGGTGACTCTCACATATCATGACAGTTACAGCACAAAGTCTGTGAAGGTTTTCCCTAACGGTTCGATCCAGGTGGCTGGATGCTGTGATCTCTTCGACTGCAAACGCATCATCACACAGCTCGTTCATATTTTCAAAACCTTTTTGGGTTTGAAAATCGAAGTTCCGTTGGATTCATTCCGTGTGGTGATGATAAACTCCAACTTCAGCCTCAACTACAACATCAACCTCCATCTCGTCTCGAACTGGTTCGAGGAGTATGACGACATTTTCAAGGTTTCCTTTGAACCGGATAGGTATTCCGCTGTGAAGATCAAGTTTAAACCTTCAGAGGATATGAAGGAAATTACGTGCAGTATCTTCAGTACCGGTAAGATTATCATCACAGGTGCAGAAACACTGAAGGAGATTGCATTTGCCTATAACACCATTAATCAGCATATCAACGAGAAACCCGAAATCAGGGTCTCACACACAGAAGAGACTGACGTGTTTGATATTTATTTGGGATACAAATGTGAACCATTCATCAAAGTACTAAGGGAGAAAGGGTTTAATTCTTGGATGAGAACAGTTACCAATAGACAAATAAAATTCTAATGCTATAGTAACAAATATGTCGCAACGACTTGGTATGGCCGATGGTCGGTGTTTCACCATAAACTCTTCAGCCCAGCTCTTTAACAACTATGTCATGAAGCAAAATGGAATTTCTTTCGAGGATAACTACTCTTACCGCCAACTTCTCCAGAAGCAGGGACCCCAGCTCGTCACTAAGATCCAAGAGGCGGAGCAGGGTAAGGGTCCTTGCAATACCTGTGATAAACCTCTTCTCAAAATGCCCGGTATTTACTAACTGAGCTAAATCCACGAAAAAACTTTAATACCATCTTGTAGAATGTCAACATGTGCCATATGTCTAGGTGAAGTCAAGTGTACGAGAATAAACCCTCCACTTCGATGCGGACATATGTTTCATTCCCACTGTCTACAGGAATGGAAAAATCAAGGTAAGAATACGTGCCCAACATGCAGGAAAGTTTTCGATGCTTCACAATTTAAAATTACAGTCACTATACAAAACAATTACACAGCAACGGCTAATTCTGTGTCCTTGAATGAGGGGTCTATATTTGACGTTTTAGATTTATTTGATATTAATTTTGATGTGGATCAACAAGAAGACGTTGAAAGTATATTAGCGGATCTTGGGGTGAGTCTTGCCGACTTTGATTCCAGTATCCTTGACGCAGAATGAACTACAGTATTTCTCGTAGTTTAAACCTGGGTAGTCCCTCGAAGCTTTACGAGGGTCAGTGATGGCTTTACCTTTAGCATCAGTGAGAAGCGGGCCAGTCGCCCAGCCCCGCTTGTGACTGAAAACGTTAGCCTTAAAAATTACACGTTTACCAACCTTAAACTGACCACCCCTCTTTACTCGTGATTCGGGAACTTTAAAGAATTTGGCTACAGCTTTGATAGTATCTCCGGGTTTGATTTTATATTCAACCATCCCGTGCTGTTTGTAAAAGTGGAAATCCCCTTGTCGAATGTAGTTCATCGGTCTCCCAGGAGAAACAAACATCATAACCTTGAAATAACCCTTTTTACATTTTTCATTTGCACCCGCTTTGTACACCCTCTTAGGATTATCGGAAATAACGCGTTTAGGAAGTCCAGTACAATGGGTGTAGGTATGATTACCATTAGAAAGGCCCGAACGGTCACCGGGTATTGATTTTTGCCACCTGTATGCCTCGTAGTCACCCACAGCATAGGCATAACAATTATTATTCCCAATACCCTTTGGTGTTGACCACCTCCTGTTCGTAAACCTATTTTCCGAACCACTCAGGGGAAGGGCTTTCATTTGTAATTGGCCTAGAAAAAAATATCAGTATGTAATAAAATGCTTCACGAGGTCACTCACGCCAAGTCTCGATCCGAGATGATTACCGAGCTTCTCATCTTCGCTCTTAACGTTCTCATCAGTACCTTCATTCTTCGTCTTGTCTGGAACCGTTCGCTTTCCAAGCACATCTCTGTGCTCAAGCCCATCTCCAGCCTTCTCGACGCGTTCATTCTTTCCATCTCTCTCCAGGTTGTCCGCGGTATCTAAATAGATTCCGTATTTCATTATTGATAAGTTGAAACACCAATCATATCAATAAAAAGGTTTACATATAATAAAGAATGTCAGTCGTACCTATGCTCGCGGGTGTTGGTCTTTTGATTGTATGCTGTTCTTCCAGTTCAGCTATGATGACGATGAGTGGTGGTGAAAGTGTTGGTCCTTCACCAGATGGTAATGGAGTGGATTCGGTCGACGAAACTTTCACTATTCCCACAGACGAGACATCATTAAATGAATGTTATGGTGCGAGGTATTGGGATCTTCGTGCTGCATTTGGCACTGATAAAGCGGCTCTTGGTGGGCACTACACAAACTATACAACAAATGGTTCTGAAAACCGTTCCAATTCCTGTACTCTCTCAGATGCAGAGGCACAATGCTACCTTGATCGCTACCCAGCGGTACAAGCATATGCGGGTACTAATCTCAAATTAGCGCGTAAACATTATTACGAGGTTGGTATGGGTGAAAATAAGGATTTCGTGTGCCCACCAGGTGTGACGGAGCTTAAGTGTTATGGTGAGAGGTACCCAGATTTACAAAATGCTTTTGGTACTGATTACGCGGCGCGTTCAACAGCCTCTACACTTTACAAACTTGGTCAGCATTGGGGTGCCCATGGAAAAGGTGAAGAGAGAGACTTTTCATGCCCTTAAATTCCCGTATTTCATTATTGATAAGTTGATACAATCAACTCTTGAATAATAAATGATTTAAACCTCGTTGTATCCAACGATCTTCTTACCGTTGGGGCTCTTGAGGGTAGGGAAAGCGGTCATACCGTCACACCCACCCTTGTCACAATCAACGAAAGTGTATGGAGTACCCGTTTTCTTCATGTATTCCAACTGCTTGACTGTCCACCCACACCCCTTTGTTCCGTAAACGGTCCACTTTTTACCACCTGGAGAGGCCTTGGTCTTGTTCCTGTAGAGTAAGAACGCAACGAGGATGACTGCCACTGCAACTAAAATTGTTGAGCGCTGCATATTTTATTATAGGTAAATATTTTTTTAAGGTTGACAAATCTTCTTTTTGAGCATATTGCGTTCATTATTTGTCAGACTGTTCACGTACTTGTTTATCTTTTTGGTATTTTTAGGAGTATTGAGAGCGTACGCAACAGCTGGGTCTAATGGTCCATTCTTGAGAGGTCTCGCCTTGTTCATCTTATTCGCAAGTTTTCTCTGTGCGTTCTTTTCCCGTGCCAA